CTTGCTACAACACCAGCTTTAGTTCCATCTGGTAAAGCTACATTAAATCTATATTCTGGTTCCGCATACATAATAATTTCAAAGTCTGTAATATCTGGAAACATTGTGATACTATCTGATTTAACACCAAAAGGTCTAGAGTAACAAAGACTACGCATACACTTACTATGTATTGGATCTTCGTAACAAGTATGACCTGCAGTGTCTTTTTTCCACGCAGCTATTTTTGAATCTAGTTTTGATTTATCCCAAGGTGTCTCAAGATAATTATAATTTGCATTTGCAACACTATCAGGCCATTTATCTTTATATTTCTTTTTAGCAAAGACCATGTAGTTGTACATAAACCTATCTCTGCCATCATCTAATTTTCTTTTAGAACATAAAGCCAAACATGGTGGACCATCATCAAACTCTTCGTTTGTGCCTACTAAAATATTCTTATATGTTTGATCAACTAATTTATCTAGTTCTTGTTTACCTATTCTGCTTTGATCTGCTGCTTTTAAAAATTTTTCTATATTTAATTTATTATTATCTTTATCAACTGCATATCGATTAGTGTTATCATTATTAAAATATGGTAAGTTTATAAAGTTACCTGGTTTAATCTCTCCCTTATCATCTTCTTTCAATTCTTTCTGTTTAGGAAAAACCTCTGTATCAGGATCTAATCCAAGAGGCAGTAAAAAAGATTTTAAAGCCGAGATTAGATCGACAGTCGGTATTGGTTCTTTCAAGAACAAATAACAATGTAGTCCTCCGCTTTTAGATAATAGTGGTATTAGTGGTAATTTATATTGTTGAAATAGTGCTAAATAATTTTCTATTTTAAATGTCGAATAATTTTTTGGATCAATATCTATACAACCAAATTGTGAAGTTTTATCTAATCTACATGGTTGTATACCAATGGATATCTTACCCTCTATGTGATCTTTGTAATCACCTTGTGTAATTGGTCTACCTGCCCATTCATAATTAGGTTTAAGTTTATTTTTTTCTGTATCTAATTGTGCAGAAGACATGTCTGCAATACCAAAATCACCTTGGTATCCTGTAAACAATTTTATAAATTCATCAACCATAAGATCCCGGGTCGGGGTAGCTCCACTCTCGCTTCACTACCCCTATCTCCTCTTGACAGAGTAGAATTAGTAGTTTGAGTCTTCTTTATTAGACTCAGCTTTTGCTTGACTATTTTTTAACGAGTTATGGAAATCTTTTGCCATTTGATAAATTCCAGCATCATCTACTTTCTTTACCAAATTAATATTGTATCCATGCCAAGTAAAACTACCAGAGTTTTCTACTGAATTTAATTTATAAACTCTAGAAAACATCGGTGCCGGTACAGACTTGTTAGTTTTAGGATCTATTTCAAACTGATCTTCTATCAGTGAGTTCCAACTTCTACTAACCTTTAGCTGTGTTGACTTCATAGTCATCAAAGCTTTTTCTGGTCTATCACCTAAGATAATTACAAAGTGATTGGCTGTTTTGATAATTTCATTACCATTTGTTAGCATATCTTTGTTTTTATCGTTTTGAGTTGTTTGACTCATTATGCCTGGGCCTCTATCATTATGGATAGGTCTACCTTCTTTTCTTTCAAAAGGTGCCCACTCTGGATATGTCATTTTGTAAAAGACTGGAATAACATTTATCCCTTTCTCTCCACTATACAGTTTTTTTGTAACTGTATTGTAAAACATACCTGCCTCTGCGCCTTCAACATACTTTGCATGTCTTTTTTTAGTTTCATCTGAACCTGATTGTAATAGTTTCAGAAAAGGTAATGCAAGATCTGACTTGTCTATGTTTTCAAGACCCATTCCTGAATCTGATACAAAGTCCAATGTCGCTAATGCACCACTTTGTTTTGTCGTTAAGTCTCCTGTTTCTTGACTCATGTTATTTGCTCCTAGTTATTTTTGTTTTGTTTCCCTTAAACAGATTGAAATGTTCAGAGGGTAAGTCTAAATCTTTTTCGACTCGCTCTCTGTATAGTGCTTTGAGAGTCATGGGCTCAACCTTCAATTTTTGTTGAGGTTGATACCCACTACTCTCGGCAAGGTTAGCGTATTCACGCGCCTTGTTATCTTCGTTACGACCAAAGGAAACAGTGATCTCATTCTTAATCAAATCACCCAAGTCGTTATTTCGAAGCCAGTTAAATGCGCCATCCCGTTTATCTACAGGTATTGTTGCGCTATAAATTTCTTTTATTTCTATTGCAGATCCATCTCTTAATTTCATAGTCTTAAGTTTCATAGACTCCATAATTTCTGGTATCACTTGTTGTGATAATCTATCTGCTTGTTCTTTCTTTTTATTTAATTTTTCTTCATCCATTTTTATTTCATCTTCTAGCTTTTGTAATTCTAAAACATGGCCAGATAATGACTCTGGATTATTTAATTCGTTAAGTTGTTGAGGTGCATCCTCAATAAACATTTTTTGTAAATCACTCATTTAATCCTCTTTCTAATTACTGCTTTCTATATAAACCACTAATTTTTATTGTCAACTTATATTTGTAAAATCCATTTCAATAGTATAATAAGCTTCCTGTCTTCTGTCCCATTTTAATGTTTTATATTTTTTAAATCTTATTGCTAGTATACTACCCACAGATTGTATTATATTAGGGTCACCATAATTTAAAACATAATCCTCTTCAGGATTAAAATCTTTTAATTTTTCTTTTATTTCTAAAATTAATGGACCAGGAGAAAATTGCATTTGTGCAAGTCTTTTACTTATCACCACAATTTCACCATATTTTAATGCAGGTGTTATATCTAATTTTGGTTTACCAATTTCTTCTGGATTATTAGAATACTTTATGATTGGGACTTCTTGCACTAAATAAACTTTCGCCATTGACTTTATTCCTTTCAAGTTATATATAACCTTTTAGAAAGAAAAGTAAAGTATGTTTTATAAATTTAAGACCAAGCCGTACGCTCATCAACTTAAGGCATTAAAAATGTCTTGGGATAAAAAGTGTTTTGCATATTTTATGGAAATGGGCACAGGTAAATCTAAAGTTCTAATAGATAATTCAGCAATGTTATATGACAAAGGCTATATAAATGGTTTGTTAATTATAGCTCCTAAAGGTGTATATAAAAATTGGTATGATCAAGAAATACCTACACATTTACCTGATCACATATATAAAAAAGTAGTTTTGTGGAAAAGCTCTGACAAATCTGAAAAGCAGAAAAAATTATTAAATACTTTATTTGAAACTGGTTTAGATCTTCATGTATTAATTATGAATGTTGAGTCCTTATCAACTAAAAATGGTGTTGATTTTGCAGCTAGATTTATTAATTCACACAAGACAATGATAGCTGTTGATGAGTCAACTACAATAAAAAATCCAGAAGCAAAGAGAACTAAAAATATTGTATCTCTTGGTGTCAATGCAAAGTATAAAAGAATTCTTACAGGATCACCTGTAACTAAATCACCATTAGATTTATATAAACAATGTGAGTTTTTAGATCCATGGTTATTAGACCATAATTCTTATTATTCTTTTAGAACTAGATATGCAATTATGAAGACTGCAAACTTTGGTGGACGATCTGTGCAGATAGTTGTTGGTTACAGAAACCTTGGTGAGTTATCTGAAAAATTAAAACCTTTTTCAGAAAGAGTATTAAAAGATGATTGTCTAGATTTACCTAAAAAAACTTTTATGAAACGTGTGGTCCAGTTAACACCAGATCAAAATAAAGTATATACGCAGATGAAAAAAGAGGCACTTGCGATATTAAATGGTAAGATGATAACCACTGCAAATGCATTGACACAATTAATGAGATTACAACAGATAACCTGTGGTCATTTCAAAGCGGATGATGGCACAACACAAGAGATAAAAAGTAATCGTATTGATGAGTTGATAGATGTATTGTGTGAGATAGAGGGTAAAGCTGTGATATGGGCCCACTGGCAAAGTGATGTTAAACAAATCACAAAAGCATTAGTTGATGAGTTTGGTCCAGATTGTTTTGTAGATTATTATGGTTTAACACCACAAGATGAAAGACAAAAAAATATAAAACGTTTTCAAGAAGATGATAAATGTAGATTCTTTGTTGGCACACCACAAACAGGTGGTTATGGTATCACACTAACAGCTGCAAGCAATATGGTTTATTATTCTAATGGTTATGATCTTGAGAAAAGACAACAATCAGAGGCTAGAATAGATCGTATTGGTCAGACAAAACCAATGACATATATTGACATTATCTGTGAGGATACTGTCGATGATAGAATTGTGAAAGCTTTGCGTAAAAAAGTTAATATTGCAAGTCAAGTTATGGGTGAAGAGTTAAAAGCTTGGATTTAAAAAATTTTATCTATTAAACTAATTATTATAAAAGCAGCTGTACCAATTAATAATCTTTCTATTCTAACAATCTGTGCTTTTAATTCTTTGATTTGATCAAAGGTCTGCCTTTGCATTATTCTACAAAGTTTTTCATGAGCTTCTATTTTTTGTAACGCTGATTTTCTAGTCATTAAAACGACCCCATTTCATCTGATCCACCTGGACCTGCAGAACCTGGAGATCCTCCTCCACTATCTCGGCCTCCACCGCCTCCATTTCCACCTCTTCCTCTATCAGGTATATCAGCTGGAGCTGGAGCAGGGGCTGGTGCAGGGTCAGGATCTCTATCCGCACCACCTCCGTAATAACTAGGTGTTCCCACATTAACTGCCGCTTCGTTTGTTACATCAAAATCATCTCCTCCTGTTAACGCAACTTCATCAACTATATTTTGAGCAACATCAGCAAACCCTGCATCTGATGTAACACCTTGATCTTGAGTTGTTTGTCCACCAAAAATATTTTTTGCTAGATCAAAAGCAAGAGTAATAGGTTTGCCCACGGTCGCGTTGATAGCAGCTTTTATAGCAAACTCTGGTAAATTTATATTATCTAATCCTAAAAAATTTTTTGTTTTGTCAATAAATGTTTCTGGTGTTTCATTAATAGTGACAGTTGGTTCAAATTCTGGAGGTGTTACTTGTGATATTGGTTTTAAAAAACCTTGTTCTGCTAATTCAACATCTGATAGAGGAGTTTGATCTGCAAAAGCTTTTGTTGGATCTACAGTTCCTATTGTTGGTTCTTGAAAGTCTCCTACCATTGGTGATCCAGATATTGTTCCTAATGGATCTACAAAGCCACTTTCAATATCGGGTATTCCCACATCTATTGGGTCTCCTGTTACACCACCTGGTGCAGCTCCTGTTAGTGCAACTTCATCAACTATATTGCCACCAAAACTATCTGTTGGTGTTATAACTGTTGGTGTTGTGTCTAATACAGAGTCACCTGCTGGTTGATCCATGACACTTGTATCAACAATTGGTGTTGTTACAACTGGTGTTTCAACAACTGGCTCTGGTAACAGAGGTGCTCCGCCTCCATATAAAGAATATAAATCTTCAACATAACTTCTTTGTGTAGGATCAAATTTTAATCCAGAAAATTCTGGCACATCAGCTAATAGTTCTGTTCTTGTGGGTGTAGTTTGTCTAAACTGACTAACATCTATGCTAGGATCTGTTAGTTTTGGATCTGCTATGATTGATTGTAATATTTGATCTTCGTCCATTATGCCATTCCTCTTTGTCTTAATCTTATAGCTTGTTCCTCAGGTGAAAGCAACGCTTGTTCTGTAGGTGTTAATCCTGTTTGTGATAC